AGCATCTCGTAGGTGATGCCCATGGCGGCCGCCACCGCCCTGAACTGCTGGCGCATGAACTCGGCGTAGGAGGAGCCGACATCGGCCGGTGCCGAGAACTTGATGTCCTCCCCCGGCTCCAGAATTTGCAGGGTGCCCGGTTCGAGTCCGGCCAGTGCCACTCCATTGGGGTCGGCCAGTCCCTCGCCCATCAGGTTGTCTTCGGGGGCCAGGCGCGTGATGAATCCCGCGAACATCGCGGCGGTCTTCTTGCGCACCAGTTCGGCGTCGTCGTACTGGTCGAGTTCGTTGAGCTTCACTAGCGCGCGGGCGAGCCACGGTTCGCCCCGGATCTGGCCAGGACGCAGCGGTCGGAAGAGATGAATCACTTCGGAGGCATCCACACGAACCGTTTCGACGCCACCCGACCCGGACATGGGTGCGAGACCGCCATCGTTCGGGTGCGATCGATAGAGGTGGTAGGCGACGCGCCGTCCCAGCCGGTCGAACTCGATGCCGGCACGGATGACGTTGCCGTTTTGCAACTCCCGGTTCATCGCCAGCGGCAGGTGCTCGGCCTCCAGCACCTGAATTTGGAGCGCCACCGGCAGCCCGTCCTCGGGACGCCGCCAGCGCAGTCGCACAATCGCTTCGCCCCCCTCCAGCATGGCCCGGCAGGCAAGCGACTGCAGCCCGTAGAAATCGGTGAGCCCCGCTGAATCAGCGGCCTCGCACCAGTCCCACCACAAGCGTTGGATGGTTTCGCGTTGGGCCGCGTCTTCCACCATGCTCTGCGGCTTGATGCCGGTACCGATGGTGTTGGCAACGAAGGCCTCGATGCCGGCGGCGGCCCAGGCGTTGCGCCGCACGAGGTCGCGGCTCTTAGCGCGCAACTGCTCCTGCGTGTAAGCGAGTGCCGCCACCGCTCCGGGATTGGCCACCGTCCAGGCGAGTGTGCGCCGGCCGAGGCCTGCGCCATCGTAGGTAGGTGTGCCGCCGAAGACCCGACGTCGAATCGTGCCGAACCAGCCCATCTCAGAACCCCTTCCCGGTCGTCACCCGAATCTGGCGCGGCGCACGCGGATACAGGCCGGTGGCCACGGCATCCTTGTGCATCGCGGCCTCCACCTCGGCGATGGCCTGCTTCAGTTCCTCGACAGTGCGGTACTCAACCGTCTTGTCGCCGAAGGTCACCCGCTTCTCGCCCTTGGACAGCGCGTCACGCAGCGCCTGCAACTGGACTTCGGTGTAAGTCGGCGTACTCATCGATAGACCACAAGACTGATTTCTGGCGTATCGGCCAACGACGCCGAGGACGAGATGCAGACGATCTCCAGTCCTGCCTCGACTTTTCCGTCCGTTGTCCCTCGGGCCGCCGCAAAACGGATGGTTCCCGTCGCGGTATTGCTCCTACCGGTGGCGACCCAGCAGTACTTGGCATCGGGAAACGGCGTCTCGAACTCGATGCGATAGCGGCCAGTTCCCAAGCGGGTCACCGAGGCGACGTTGTAGGCGGCACGAAGCTGGATCACGCCACCCACATAGCCGAAATTCACCCAGGCGCGGGCGAGTCCCGGATGCTCGGGACGGATCAGTCCCTTGATCTCGCTACCGATACGGGTGGCAAGCGCCGACAGTTGCGCGACGAGGCTCATTACTTACACCAGGGCGGCGTTGAAGATCGCCACGAAGTCGGTGGTGGTGTCGCCGATGTCGGTGGCGGCAACTGCGCCGATGTTGTCGCGGGCCTGCTGCTGCTCGGGCACCGTCAGCGTTTGCGCCGCATCGAAGCGCACGCGCTTGTCGATGGCGGCGGTGAGCGCCGCGATACCGGTCTGATCGTTTTGCAGCGCCTGCTGGAGTTCCAACAGGGTGTCGTAGGCCGGGTCGGCACCGCCCAGGATGTCGGCCTTGAGGCCATCGAGCACCGAGACGATCTTCGACGAGGAGTAGGTACTGGTCGTGGCAACCGTCAGGTCGTCGATGGCCACCGCCGTCAGGATGGCGGCCTTCAGTTCGTTGATCGCCGCCACCAGGCTCGACTTGTCGGTGGTGGTCAACGCGGTCAGCGTGCCGGTGCGCCCTTTGACGGTGTTGAATTCCTCGGCGACACGCAGGACGAAGCTGTTGAGTTGGGTTTGCAGACTCATGGTGGGGCTCTCCAGTGGTGGTGTGATCAGTTGAACCAGCGGCTGCGAATCACGCGCCGGCCCGTTCTCGGGGTTCCAGAAACAGCGAGGCCACCGCGTTGGGTGGCCTCAGTGGGTTGCTCGATTTTCGGATCGGGGTCGCCGGGGGGCGAGCCTCCGACCTGTCGTTCCAGTTCGCGCCAGTGCCGCTCCTCGAAGCGGTCGAGGCCGGCGGCACTCGCCGCCGCGCGGGCATACACGTAGCAGTCCAGGGCTTCGTTGCGCTCGCGCATCTTCTGCCATTCGCGCACCGGGTAACCGTTGCGGTCGCGCCGGGTGATCAGCTGCTCGGCGCACAGTTGCTGCAGATACTCCGCATCCACTTTCGGCAGATGGATGAAGCCGGTGGGGTAACGAACCGTGAGCCCATCCTCGGCGACCTCCGGCACCTTCCTCAGGCTGTTGTAGAACTCAAGCTTGGCGATGCCGACTGCTACGGTGAACAGCTTGATGCCCCGGCGCAGCTTCTTGCCGCCCGTCGTGGCGTCCACCGCTGTCGGCGAACCCACCAGAGCCGAGCCCTTGGCCGACCCCTTGACCGCCATCAAGCGAAAATCACGCGCCAGCCGCACGAAGGCATAGGCTTCCTGTGTCGCAAAGCCGGTGTCCAGCGCGAAGCGCGCCAATGGCATCAGCGCGCCTGTTTCGTGCTCCCATTGTTCGCCGAGCATTGAGCCAAGTTGCCGCCACACCTCGTCGCGTGCGGTGTCGCCCATCAACACGCGATGCTCGACGAGCCACGATTCCTTGCCGCGCCCGAAGGCCCAGATGGAGACCTCGATGCGATCCTTCTGCACGTCGGCCCCTCCCACGAGCAGCAAGCCGCCCACAGGCACAGTGCCGATGCGGTAATCCTCACGGCGCTCCAACAGGCGCTGCCAGTCGGGGGCTTCGCCCTCCTCGACCCAGGCCTCGCCCAGTTCGGAGTTCTTGAACGCCTTGATGGTCGCCACCGAACGGCTCTCCGACATGGCGGCCTTCTCCCACGACGCTGCGATCTCGCGCCACTTGCGCCAGGGGCTGTAGAGGCTGGACAGGTGAAACCCTGCGCTCGTTCCAGAACCGAGTGCCATCCATTCCCCAAGTTCCAGCATCCTGGGTTTTTGATGCTCGGCAATCGGTGCTTCACATTCCTCGCAAAGATAGGCGGCGGTCTCCGGCTGCCCGCGCTCCCAGCGCAACCGTTCGAACCTCAACCACTGCCGGTGACCACAATGCGGACACGGCACGAAGTAGCGGCGCTGGTCGGACGCCTCGTATTCCCGCTCGATGATGCTCGCCCCGGAAATGGTGGGCGTGGACACCAGCAGAATCTTGCGCCGCGCAAACGTCCGGGTGCGCGCTTCGGCCAGATGGATCGCATCGCCCTCGCCATCGACGTCCAGCGGATAGGCATCCACTTCGTCGAGGAAGAGATAGCGCACCGGCATCGAGCGCAGGCCCACGGCCGAGTTGGCCCCGGTCATCACCAGCACGCCGCCGCGAAACTCCTTCATCAGCACCGTGTTGCCCGAGTCCCTGCTCCTGGGCGGGGCGATGATGTCCTTCAGTACCGGAGACTCCTCGATGAGGGGATCGATACGGTGCTTGGAGTTCCGCTGGGCCATCTCGGTCGTCGGCCAGACGATCATCATCGGGCCAGGCGCGTGATGGATGGCATAGCCAACCCAGTTGAGGCCCAGTTCCGTGCCGCCCACCTGTGCGCCCTTCATGAGCACCACCCGTTCCACCGGCGATGCCGGGGATAGGCAGTCCATGATTTCGCGCAGGTAGGGCGTGCGCGCATTGCGCCAGCGACCGGGCTCGGCCGATTCCTTGGTCGAGAGCATCCGGTAACGCTCGGCCCATTCGGATACGGTCAGGCGAGGATCGGGCCGCAGCCCTTCGCGCCAGGCACGTTCGATCTCAAGCGCCCCTTCGTAGTCGTCCGCCGTCATCCGTCCACCTTCGGCACAAACTCACCCAGTTCCTCCAGATGCACACGGACAGCGACGTCGAGCGCCACGAACAGGGTGTGCTCGTCGATTCCCAGTTCCGCCGCGAGGATCGGTGTGATGCGATTCGGCCAGTTGATCCACGCCTCCCGTTCGGCCCGCGCCAGCTTGAATACGTGGGCGATGGCTTGTGCCCGGTCGACCAGTTCCCCTTTGAGCTGCGCCAGGCGCACCTTGTTGGTCTGCGCCTTGACCACCTCGTTGACCGTGCGAGCCTGCAGTAGCGAAGCACCGCCCGTCGAAAGTGCCGGCGCTGCCGCCTCCGTCTCCTGGGGTCGAGCGCGGGGCGGTTCGACAGCAGCAGGCGCGGCCTTGACCGGGGCAGCTTTCCGGGCGGGAACGGTGTTCTGTACCCACTCCTGATCGGCCCGGTTCGGCTCGATCGTGCCATCGGCCTCGGGCGTGATGCGCCCGCTATCGATCGCCTTCTTGACCGCCACGTGAGAGACGCCGCGATGCCGGGCGTAAGCGCGTATCGACAGACCCATGATCTACATCAAGCCCATCGCAGAGGTTCTCCAACGTCGCGATTCAGAGCTTGGCTTTCCTCCACAGAAGCGCGTTCATGCCATCACCATCAACCACATTGCGGGAGACAAACATGTACGCCGACAAACTGGACATCCTTGGCAAGAAACTGGCCGATACCGCCCTGACCCTGCTGGTGCGCCTATATCCGGAAGTGCGCCAGGCTTCCACCAAAGAACTCGATGCCGCCTGCGCGGCGATGCGCACCAAGTCAAGGTCGGTGATCGACGAGTTGATCGATGACACCAAAGACGCGCCCGGGGTGGCGCACATCGCGTTTCAGACCGCAGCCATGACGCTCGCCCACGAGGGCATCCAGACACTCAAGGCAGGACGCAAATGAATCTGCGAAGCCAGACAGAAAGAGCTTGGCTTCCTGTTCGAACAGCGCCTGAATGCAATCGACATCAACGCCACCCCAAGGAGACGACCATGATCAAGCAAGCCGCCCTAACCCTCGACCAACAGATGCAGCAAATCGCGCTCGATCACCTGTTTATCGAAACCCTGGAAACCCGTAACAGCGACCGGATGGACTTCCACGAGGTCAGCGTCTGGGGCGTCAAGAGCGCCCTGATGGCCGCCTACGAGGCGGGCCGGCAGGCCGCGAAGCAGGACTGAAAAAGAAGCTGAAAACGCTTGTCTTCACTCCCGAACAGCGCGTTCATGACCACACCATAAACCACCACGAAGGAGCATCAAATGACCACCATCCAACTGACCCCGGCCCAGCACGCCATCCTCGCCTACGCCATCGAACACACCGGCGGCAAGATCGAGTGGTTCCCCGACAACATCAAGGGCGGTGCCCGCACCAAGGTGCTGGAGGCCCTGTTCAACAAGGCCCTGATCACCCGCGACAGCACCGACTGGTTCGTTGCGGCCGAGGGCTACGACGCCCTGGGGCGCGCCCGGCCGACGCCGGCCACCATTCACCCCGACCCCGAGGTCGAGGCCGCCGTGTCGGCCGCAGAGGCCAACTGGACGCAAGAAAAACAGAACGCGGCCAAGCGCCTGCTCAAGGTGGGCGTCGAGGGCAAGCCCCGCACCCGCGAGAACAGCAAGCAGGCCGCCGTGATCCAGATGCTGCAGCGACCAGAAGGTGCCACCATCAACCAGATCTGCGCGGCCACCGGCTGGCAGGCGCACACGGTGCGCGGCACCTTTGCCGGCGCGTTTAAGAAGAAACTCGGACTCACAATCACCTCGGAGAAGCCCGAGGGCAGCGAGCGCATCTACCGAGTCAGTTGAATTCGAGATGGGGTGGCAGCATATCCACGCCACCCCAATGCGTTCTCTGAAATAGCTTGGCTTCCAGATTGAACAGCGCGTTCATACGATTGTCATCAACGCAATCAGGAGCAACCGCCATGACCATCGAAATCAGCAACCACGCCAACCCTCTCCGTGTCCGCTTCACCCGCAAGCCCGTCGACTTGCAGGAGGTGCTGGCGGCCACGCCCTACGACGAACGCCCGGAGCCGGTGGTGATCAGCGAAACCCGCGAATTGACCCCTGCCGAGTACGATGTCTTCGCCAACACGCTGCTGCAGGATCGCGACTGGCTGGCCGGCAAAGGCGGGTACCCCGACCACGCCACTCGGCACGTCGTCGAAGTCAAGGCCGAGAATCGCAAGACCCTGTACGTCGACCCCTCGGGCAGCGCCTACGGGCGT